CGATCACCTCATCGACGCCGAACATCTCGGCAAGCAGCGTCTGCGTGACGTTCTTCGCCGTCGGCATCGACGTGTACTTGATGCGATCGATGATCAGCGGGTGCTGGATGAGCGCTTGCAGGACCGGGTAGCTGATCGTCAGCTTGTTCGGCTCCATGCCGGTATTCAGCAGCACTGCCGTCTTCGCCGCCGCGATGTCGCCGATCGGATCGGAATTGGTCGCATCGCTCCACTGATAGACCTGCGATGCACCCGGCGCGGAGGAAACGCCCGTGATATCCGTGCCCCACACGGATGTCGTCAGCCACTTCGAGACGAACAGCCGGTCGCGGCGGATCAGCAGCCGCTGCATGCAGAACTCGGTGGATACTGTCTCGATATCGACACCAGGGTCCGCATTGCTTCTTACCTGATCACCGATATCCTTGTGAAACGCCCACACGTCCGCAGAATAGGTCCCCGTCGTCAGATTGAAGCCACCGCCTGCGCTTTCCGTCGCATCGGCGCGCTTCTGCGCCTCATCGCGGAAGAAATCACTCTTCGAGAACTTGAAGTACCGATCGGCCTGATGCTGCACCGGCACGATGGGGAAGACTTTGTCGGCGATGAAGTTGTCCTGGCTTTGGATGTAGGCGACGGAGATATCCGTCAGCGCGGCGCTGACGTGGACGTCACTGTAAACTGGCTGCGGCATCGATGGGGCTCCATCTGAGGGAAAGCGGCGCTGTCACAGCGCTGCGGGCGGCTTGCCCAAGGCCGATATTCAGACGCCGACGCGGGGCGCGCGCCGGCCTGTGTGGTTAAGCGACCGTGTCACCCGAGTTCGGGCCGACGACGACGGTGATCAGTTGCCCGGCGGCAGTCGCCGCTTCGAGCGCCTGCGCCACACGATGGTTCGTGCTGGTCGCGGTGATCAGCCGCCCCGTCGCATCGGTCATCAGATACGCGCCCGCGCTGAACGCTGCGCCGGCTGCGGCCTTGGTGACGCCGAAGATGCCGACATCCGCCGCCTGTCCCGAGGTCGGCTTGTTCTGGAGGATGCCGTAGATCGCCTCGCCGCCCGAGGAGGCGAGATTGACGGCGCGTGCGGCGGTGATCTTCACCGCGTAGAACTGGCTGCCGCTCAAGTCAGCCGCCGCTGTGGTCTGGCTGCCGTCGTGGATGAGGGGGGATTCCGTCGCCATGGATGATGGCTCCTATGCTGAGTGGGGCGTGGTCAGACTTTTTGTCTGACCGGGTCAGACCACAGCGCGGACGGCCGCGCGTTCCTCGTCGCGCTCGCGCTGCGCCAGCGCCGGATCGCCCTTACGCACCTGGACGCGTGCCGCGATCATGCTGAGCTTCGGATCGGCCTTGACCAGCGCTTCCGCCTTGGCCTCGACCTCGGCGCGTGCCTGCCCACCAGCGGGAGGCATGCCGCCGCTGCTGCCGAACTCCTTGAACACCGAAGCTGTGCGAAGCTGGGCGTTCTGCGCCTTGATGACGCCGAGCATTTCGTCGAACGCCTTGTCGTCGCCCTTCGACGCCTTCAGCAGCGTCTCGGCCTGCGCCTCTGACAGCCCAATCTCCGTCGCGCGCTTGCGGAACGTCGCCAGTTCGCGCTCCTCCTCGAACACCGCGAGCCGCTTGCGCAGATCCTCGGTCTCCGCGAGCGCCTTGGCGAGTTGCGTGTCGCCGCCTGCGCTTTTGCTCAGCATAGCCTCGCGGCCTTCATCGTCGGCAGCGAGGAACTTCTTGGCCTGATCGCCCGACATCTTGGCGTACGCCTCAGCATGCGCGGGCTTCATGCGCGCCTTGGCAAGCTCGGCCTGCGCGTCCTCAAGCTGCTTCGTCAGCGCAGCGTTGGTGGCTTGCACCTCTTCCAGTGTCGGCATGTCGGGGTCCTTCTCGGTAACAGTCACAGACGCCACGTCGCGCATGGCCCGCTCGATCAGCGCGGTCGTGTGCTCATCGACGTGGCCACGGAACGCCGCGAGTTGCTTGGTGATCTCCGCGCCTTTGTCGGTGATGGCCTCATCAGCAAGGATCGAAGCGATCGACTTGCCGAGCGCATCGGTAGCGTCGTCCACGACCTTCGCCGCGTCGTCGGCATAGGTTGCCGGATCGATGTCGTCGGGCGTCGCGGCTTTCTTCAGCCCGAGCCGGGTCAGCAGGCGATCGAGCGTTCCGCCGCCCTTTCCGCCGCTCCAGTCATCGGGGATCAGGCTCGTCGCGCCGAGCGCGCGCGCCCTGCTCTTAATATGAGCCCGCGCCTTCGCCGGATCGGATGCGCGGCCGACCGCCTGGATGGCGTTCTTCAGATCGGCCTCGTTCTCGATCGGGAAGCTGCCGTCGCTCATCGCCGCACCGGAGGCGGCCAACTTCTGGCGTTCATCGGCGCTGAACGCGCGCTTGATGATCGGGTCAACCTCCGTCATGGCGGGGCCGTCCTTTCGCTTAAAGAGGAGGTGCACAGCACCAGGATTGGCGGGCGCGTCCACAAGGCTGATCTCATGGATGCGCAGCCCCTTCAGGGTGTGTGGACGCGCCGCCACGATCAGCCGCCGCGCTTGGTCGGGGAGGGCTCCAGGTTCGTTTCTGTCGCCGGGCGATTCGGCCCACCCTTCACCAGCCCGGCCGGGCGGTTGCCATCATCCTTCTTGTCCTTGTCGTCGTCCTTCTCTTTGCGGATGACGTGATGGGTGCCGTCCTCATCAATCAGCGCCGTGTCGCCGACCTGCGCGTCAGCGGCGTTCTGCGGATCGGTCGGGATGAACTCCTCCTCATCGATGCCCTCGGTGGGGCTATCGATGAACAGCCGGCGCGGCTGCGCTGGATCGGCGGAGGCTTCCTCGATGCGCTTGATCGCGTGCGACCGGACGACCTTCCTGCCGCCGATCTCCTTTTGGTCCGCCATGTTCCTCTCCTTCGGTCAGTTCAGACCGGCACGCGCACCGCCCGCCCGCCGATCGAAAACGCTCTCAACGTTCCGCTTTTGACCAGCTCCCAGGCATCCGGATCGTTGACGCGGTAGGCGACAAACAAGCCCGTCTTGCCGAGATCGATCCCAAGCGCCTTCTGCACGTCGGCGGTGAAAACGAGGCTCTCGACGATCTCCCCGCCGCTGTGGGGCGTGCCGTCCTCGCGGCTCGCATGCAGCAGCCCGCCGTGGCGGCTCGATGTCATGAAGTCGTGCGCGGCGGCGATCATCTCCGCGTCCGTGACCTGATCGCCCTGGTGATCGGTCACCAGCGCGCCGCCCTCGGAATTGACGGATGCCCAGCCGTAGACTGTGCGCAGCGCCTCGTCGGTTTTGACGATCGGCACAGTCAGCGTGAACGGCGCGTCTTCGCTGCTCTTGGCAACACGGGGATAGACTGCCGGCAGCACAAGTGGCTTGACCGGCTTCCGGCGACGTCGGCGACCCGTGGCTGTCAAACTCTGTGCGCTGTGCACATCGGCCGGTGTCGGATCGCCCTTAATGATGTCAGCAAAGGTTCGCATACGGGACTTTCTCCTCCCATATTCGCCCTTTGCGGGTATTGCCAGCAAAATTACACGATGGGGTGGCGCCTATCGCGCTACGGAGCGCACAATTTTCTCGGTGCAGCGGCAGTTGGGATGTATCGGCGGTTGATCTTGCGGCCCGATCGGGGTTGCATATTGCTCGTTCAAGGCGATCCCCTGCGGGTTCATATCAGGGATCGGCCGGCACACTTTGCACACTAATTCATCAGCCGCGGTCAGCCAGAAGCGCCGGATTTCATCACCCCGCCCGGTCATCTCGGCCCACTGGCGGTACGCCTCCAGACGCCCCTGGTTCGCCGCCCGCAATGTCTCTGTCCGCGCGATCCTCTCGGCGCGGAAGGCGCGATAGCGTTCGGCATAGCGCGCGACCATCGTCTCGATTTGATCGTCCTCCAGCGGCTCGCCCCGCCGGACACGCGCATCGTAGCGCCGATCGCGCAGCGCACGGGCCAGCGCCGCCGCGCTGCCTTGCTCCAGCGCGCCGCGATAATTCTCGATCGCGTTGGCCTCTTGTATCGTCATCCCAAGCGTCTCGCGCAGCCGCCGCGCAATCGCCGCAGGCCGCATGCGCGCAGCAAGCCCATCGCTGACAACCTGCCGCGCTGTCTGCTGCGCGGCGTCCTCGACGCCCTCGACGATCTGCTCATTCGCGTCGCGCTGGCGCTGCACCGTCTGGCTGGCGAGAGGATCATAGGTGAGTGGAATGACGGCCGGCGTTTTCAATTTTGACGGGCCAGCTTTGAAGATGGCGTCAATTTCCGCCATCGTCTCCTGCGCCAGCCGATCGTGTATCCACGCCAGCCCGTTCAGCGCCGGGCGCAGCATGTCCGGCATACGATCGAGCGCGAGGTGACGCCAAAGCCGATCCCAATCGTTCGTCTCGATCGCGCGCGCCAGTGTCGCTTCATCGATCGAAGCGCGGAGCGCGGTGATCCCGGCGCTGACCTGCGTCGCAACCGTGCGCTCGTGCCGCTCAGCGATCCGGCGGGCCAGATCGTCGCGCGGCTGGATCTGCGATGGCTTCATGCGCTGACACGGTTCACCCGACGTTGCGCGGAGGCATTCAGCGCCGCGACGGTTGCGGCCTGCCGCTGGTTGCCCTGCTGTTGCAGGCTCGGCTGCACCGTCTGGCCCGGCTTGGGCGTGCGCTGCTGCACACCCGGCGCGAGATCATCCGGCGTCTGCAACGCGTTCGGCTCCACTTCCTCGGTGAACGCATCATCGCCGATCGCGGGCATGCCCGCCGCGTCGCGCAGGTAGTTCTCCAGATCCGGATCGGGGAACATCGTCATCCCCGACTGCGCCAGCTTGAGCACGAAGTCCGCCAGCCCGGCGATGTCGATGCGCTGCGCCAGATCGGGCACGTATTCCGGCATCAGCTTGGGATCGAGAGCATTCAACTCCCACACGCGCGGCAGCAGATGGCGGTTCACCACGGCGGCGATGCCGTTCACCCAGCCCTCAATGGCCTGGAAGAACATATCGACTTTGTTCTGAGCGAGCGATTGTGTGCCGTGCGATGCGTGGCCCAGCGCGACGAAATCCGCCAGCACCGTCATCAGCATGTCCAAGCGGTGCCGGGTGATGATCTTGTCCGAATCCACCCCCGCCGATCGGCCCTGTGGCGTGACAAGCTGGAACTCGAACATCTTCGTGTTGCCCTGCGTGCCCGTCGCGTTCGGGTAGGTGTTCGAGGGCAGCAGCAGGCCCATTTGCTCGCCGATCTTGGTGTTGGTGACAATCCGCTTGTACGCGTTGACCTGCTGCACGGCGTTCGCGTCGCCCGCCGAGGCTGCATCCAGCAGTTCGCTTGGCACGAACATGCACGGCACGCCCGACATCCGCTCGTAGAAAATCGCCTCTTCTTCCTCGAACCGCTTGAGAAAATACCAGCTTCGATATGAATTGCGCAGGATCGACCGCCCTTCGGGGTTGTTCTTGTGCGCTGACGGCCGGAACAGCAGCAGCTTCTCGATCGGGATGTCGGTGATCGTCCCGGTGTAGGGCTGCTGGGTCAGACCTTCGATCTGACCATTCGCGCCGAAGTACCATTTGAGGATGGTATCCTGGCCGCGAATGGGCAGCTTGCGGATGCCGATCCGGCCGTCATCGTAGCGCGACGAAGCGACTTCCTCGTCCTTCCCCGCGAGCGGCTGTTCCGGCTGCGGGCCAAGCCTGCGCTTGTAGACGATCTCGTGCACGGAATAGCCGTACGCCAGCATCGACAGCGCCTCGGCGATGAAATCCTCCCAGGTATGCGACATATCGTGGCGCAGGCTCTCGGCGAACTCCGCCTCCGCCATCGCCTCGGGGCTCATGTCCGCAGGCTTCACGCGCCATGCGATCTTGCGCATCGTCTGCGTGATCGCGAACAGCATGGCGCCGATCGTCGCGTTGTTGTCCTGCATCTCGCGATAGACCCGCGCGCCCTGGCGGCCCATCAGTTGCGGCAGGAACTCCTCGCGAATCCATCCCGAGTACTGCCGGAGCCCGGTCTGACCGATCTCGTGGAAAGTCAGACCATGGTCGAACACCGGGGTCGAGTACGTCGCAGTGTTCGCGCCGATCCTTGCATCCGGCAGAACTGGTGCAACAGCCATCGCAGAGCCTCCCTCAGTACTCGACCGCCCAGCCGTCCTGCTCGCGGCTCTCCGTGAATACCATTCCTGCGCCGACACTCACTGTATATTTGCTGAGCGCAGCGAACGCGGTCGACGTCGCATCCACAGCATCGTCGTGGCGCGACTGCGGAATCGCTTCCAGTTCGGAGAACCAGCGATCGTTCCAGTCAGCGCGCAGCACGCGCACCTTGCCGTGCTCGGCTTGCGCTGAGAAGGGCGAGAAGCGCGTCTCCTTCTCGCCGCTCTCGACGCCAGCGCTGAATGCGTAGCCCATCAGTGCGCTGGCATAGTCCGCGACTTGCGATTTGCCGCCCTGGCCGGGGTCCTGCGGTATCCGGATCGCGACTTTCGTTCCGTCCTGGCTCGCTGTGTTGACGACCATGCGCTTCACCTCACCGGGGTTCCCACGGAACCAGCGCACGTCGAGGATGAAAATCTGGCCGTCATATGTGCGGCCCATCTTCACGCCGACAGTCCAGTCCGGGTCGTTCGTTCCCGTGTAGGCTGTCGCAGCGAGATCCCAACCGCGTTTGACCGTCATATGAGCGGGCCGGATATCGACAACGGTGCACCATGAGCGCTGGAAGAACAGACCAGCGGCCGGCCGGATCTTCCAGTTCGCGCCCAGCAGCCGCTCCCTGTCGACAAGCTGCATGTTCATCAGATTGGCGCGGTAATTCGGATCGCCCTTATCCAGCGCGGGATTGTCGTCCAATGTCGCGCCGATGAATGTCAGCGACTTTGGGATCGAGCGCGGGAAGCGCCGCATCAGTTCCTCGCGCGT